TTCGATCTCGATCTTGTCCCCCGTGATCATCGGCTTGAGATCTTCGAGGATCTCGCGCTTCGAGTCGGGGACGTAAATATCTTCCACTGCGAAAAATACCTTGTTCGCCATCCACGCATTGAAGACGCCCGAGATCTTGGAAGCCTTCGGCCAGTACGTGTATCGAGTCCCCACGGCCTGCTCTACGCAGCGGGCGAAGAGCGTCTTACCGTTGCCCTCCACGCCCTGCAACAGTGGTGCCCATTGGAATTTGATTCCCTGGTGTTGGACGCACGCCGCCATGTACGAGAGCAAAATTGTGCGGTCCCGCTCATCGGGTAGCACCTTCGCGAGATGGTTGAGGAACGGGCTGGCATCCCCCACCACGCGCCGGATATCGACGGGGATGTAAGTATTGATAAACGTCTGCCCGTTGGCGTGTACGATGCTCCGCGCCGGTAGGTTGGGCTTGAAGCAAATGCCGTCTACCTCCGTGCATTTGTACACCTGGCTCTGCGTCCACGCTTCCCAGGCGTCTCGCGTCGTCTTCATGTTCTGCGTATCGAGATTGAAATTGAAACCGCCATAGCGCACGCGGAAAGCATCCGGCTTCATCAGCGATCCGTCAGGGACTAGCGCCCGATTCTGCCCGCTGATATAGACGCACTGTGCAAAGTGAGCCTGTTGCTTCGTAGCGTCTATGAAGCCGTCTCCACCTCTCGCGGTAGGCTCATGGCTCACCGTGCCCGGCGGAGGCGGTACGGGGGCGATGATGGCATCCTGCAACACTTCCATCTGCCGGCCGCACGCGCCCAGGATGGTGCGGGGGAGATAGTCTTCGCGCTCCCACTTATCCCGCTTGAGGGCGCTCGCTTCCATCAGTCGACGGATACGATTGCAGTCGCGCCCCGTCCAAAAGCTCAAGTGTTGCGCCAGGGCAGCATCGGCGGCGCTGGCGTCGTAGGCTCTCCCGTTGGCGTCGGGGTAGCTCACTGCCAATACAGGCTCATTCGCGAGCCATAGATCAGAGAAAGCCGCCTTGCCCCCGAACGCACTCGCGGTAGAGCGGCTCTGCATGGCGCGGCGCAACAGATCAGAGTCGTCGGTTGGACCGTTCCAATCAGCGTCAGGTCCATCGCTCCACTGAGCATCTACCGCTTGAGTCGGATCGGGCGGGAAGTATGCAGCCACCAGCGCCGGAAGCACTGCGCTCGCGTCAACGCAGCAATCGCCAACCGCACCATTCCCCGTGAGCGCCACGAATCGGGCGCTACTGTAGAACTCCAAGCCGAGAGCCTGGTTGCGGCAACCGTGAGCGAGCGGCGTTCCGATGCCGAAGATATGAAGCCCGGTACCGCTCTGGCTTACTTCGATGGCGCAACCTGAGAGTAATCCACATAGCTGTTGCGCGAGAGGGGACCACTGCCCATCGATCAGGCAGCTATCGATATCAAGGAAGAAAAACGGGTCATTTTCAGTGAAGACGAAGCCGACGCCGTAACCGGCTCCCAACTCATAGGTAGCGCGTACCGCCGTCTCTGAGTCCGTCCAATGCGCGGGATCGTGAGCGCTTACCACTGCCCCCGTGAGATAGCTGCAGGGCAGCTTGTCGCTCTTGCCCCCTGCTTTGGGGACGATGCGGTACACGATGAATTGTCGATAGGCTGTGAGCCCGAATAGCGCGGCGTGCATTATTTACCCTAGAAGGCTTGCAATGGAGCGTTGACGAAGATCGGCAGGGAGCCACTTCTTTACTGCGTACCCGTCATGCGCCGCGATGCTTTGCACGATGATCTCTACGATCTCGCCTTTGACTGCCGCCTTCATCACGGCTTTGCGAGCTTCGGGCATATCGCCCAGGTAGCGGGACACCAGCCCCTCAGAGCAATCCGCGTGTATCGCGATGACTTGACGGGTAAGCCGTGACCATCCTCCCGGTTCGCGGGCCGCTTCGATAGCTGCCGCGAGGATAAGCTCGCGTCGGATGGTTGGTTTGAATCTCTTGTTACTCAAAGTGTCCCCTCTCGATTACAGAACGCCGCGTCTCCGCCGTCTGCCGTTACAACTTCCACCCATCGCAACTGAGCGCGTTCGTGATCGTCGCCGCTGTATTTCCAGTCGGGGCGCTTGCACTCACGGCTTACAAATTGAGCGATCAGACTGCCGACGTGAGCCGGCGTAATGATGACCGGCCGCCATCCGATCAGATCTCCACTCTTTACCGTTTGGTTGAGCAGCTTTGAGTCATTTGCGAGCCCGTAGCGTACCGGGACGTTTCTCTCATCTCTGAGCACGCCCACGTTATTGCGCCAGAGCTTGAGCCCCTTACGGGCGGCTTCTAATCTCACCTGGGCTTGTACGGCCGCCTCACTCGCGCCCGTGGGGACGTTGGTAATGGGGGTATCAATCGTTCCGAAGATGGCGCGGAGTTCCGAGAGGGCTTGATCGCTCACTCGGTTACGGATGGCCCATTGAATGATGCTCGCGTTCATGCTTCCTCTGGGAATGCAGACTTGAGCGCTCGCGCAATCAACCGCCATACATTGTAAGAGAGTCGGGGATAACTCAGAACTTCGCCAGTGCGAAGCGGGGACGCCGGCGGCCGGCCGAACGGAGCGTCAAAGTCTCCCTTGCGACAAACGGCAACGCCGTAATCTCCACGCTTCGGATCGCTCTCGCCGCCGCGATTCCAGATATACATTCGCCCGAGTATCCAACTCTTACGAGTGACGGCGGATTCCATCTCAATCGTGATCTTGATCATTGGTAAATAACCGTCATCCCGAGCGCTTCGGCGATATGCATTTCGAGCAAAGCGCCCTTAGATTTATCCCAGCCGGGAAGCAAATAAATTGCTTCGCATTCCAGCACTTTCGGAATATCCTTCCGCATACAATCGACCCAAGGGGTTGCTGGGTCAGGATTGACTTCGGCGGGATTTATTGCACAATGGCCTTCCGCTCTTAGGCGTTTAGCCGCCGCGTGGAAAGCGGGGAAATTGAACTCTGGGATTCCGGTCATTGGCCCTGCGATATAGATTTTCATTGCTCGGTAACTGCCTCACTTACATTATTTCCGCTGCGTTAGAAATAACGGTACCGTCAACGCCATATTTTGCCAACTCAGTATTTACTTTCTGAGCCAACTCACCAGCTTCCCGTGTCCCAAGCGTTTGAGCGTTCGCCACATCGATACCGAATCGGAAGTAGAAACGGCGATAGCTTTCGCTCTCAGAGTAGCCGCGGGCGTGCTCTGTGCCTGCCCACCATGCGACGGAGTTACGCAGGGCGCGTTGTCCCTCTTGCCGCTCAGCGTGGCGCTTCCTTGCCCCCATTGCTGCATATTGATCTAAGCCCTGGGGCGCGTAGAAATCACCATCGATCCGAGCGATATCCCCGCGCAACGCTGCGAGTGTCTCCGCATCCAACTCGGTAAGATCTCCCTCAACGAACATAGGGCCGCTGCGAGCGGCCGGCGGCTCATAGTGACCGCAATACGGGCATTTCTTATAGAACGCTTCATAGGGCTGCAGACACGCAACGCAAACACGGATCGGTATCGCGTCGGAATCCTTCGCCCGCTTCTCACGGCGATCAAGGCTCCAATCGCGAGCCCGATCCGGCGGTCCATTATGGCGAACGATGTTGTTTACGTGATCCAAGATGATCGCCTTCGGCTTGACGCTGCGAGCAATCAACTCCCGCCGCTGATCATCGGTAAAGGTTCCCCAGCGAGATTGAAGCTCATCCGCGATCATCAGCCGTAGTGCGCGGCCGAATTGCTGAGAGTAGAGCGCGAAGGATTGAGTGGGGCGTGCGAAGCTCACAACCTCTATCGCCGGCAGATCGAAGCCTTCGCCGAAGAGATCGACGTTGACCAGTTGCAGGATCTCGCGCCGCTTGAAGCGCCGAAGGATCGCGGCGCGAAGAGCATCCGGAGTCTTCGCGCTTACCACTTCGGCCGGTACGCCCTGGGCTTTGAATGCCGCCGCGATCTTGCCCGCTTCCTCAACGTCTACCGCGAACGTGATGCCCAGTTTGCCGGCGGCGAATTGTAGATAGTGTTTTACAACGTCGCCCGTGATGCTCGAATCGTGGACGGCCTTCCGAACCTGATCAATGTTGAAATCTCCGGTTGCTGAGCTGATCGCTACGTTGGTGAGATCTAGCGTGGACTTCGGGCAGAGCAGACGGTAATCCGTCAGATACCCCATGTTGATAATGTCCCGCATGGACGGCGCGAGCACCAGGGCGTCTGTGATGCCGTCGGCATGTCTCCCCAGCCCCTTACCATCGGCGCGGAGCGGCGTAGCGGTAGGGAAGAGCCCGCGGGCGTGGGGGAACATCTGGGCAACCTTGCCCCACTTGTTATCTTTTAGAACGTGGTGCCCTTCGTCCTGCACTGCGAGCCGAATTTGCTTGAACCAGGGATCTTGCGGGTCCATTCGGATGATCGTATCGACGCCGCCGACGCCGGTTTTAGCGGTCGGATCGAGGAAGCTGTAACCGAGTTCGGCAACCTGCAACGCGGTTATTACTCGCACCAGCGCGGAGCCCTTCTTTGCTCCCACTACGCGATGCCGCACGCCGTTACGGGCGAGCGCTACGGCGATCTGACTCACAAGCTCCTGACGGTGAGCAACGGCGATGGACGCGCCCGGCTCATCATAAAGCAGCTTGGAGAGCACCACTGTCTTACCGCTGCCAGTGGCAGCCACGGGCATGACGTTGACCGCGCCTGCATCCCATGCCCGGTAGCACTCGCGCTCTAGATCATTCTGAAACGGTCGCAGAGTGGGCGGCATTATTTGATCTCAAAGCAGTCAGGCTGATCGTCGAACGCCTCAAACATTTCCAGCGTCTTGTTATCCACGAACGTCCTGGCAGCCGTGAGATTGTTGACTGCCATCGCAAAGTAAGAGGGCTTCAGTTCGGTCATAATCCCTTTGCGGCGCATGTTGCAGGCAGCAAATACCGTGCTTCCGATCCCGCCGAATGGGTCATAGACCACATCCCCTGGGTTACTCCAAAGCTCTATGCCGCGCTCGATAATATCCAGCGTCATGGGGCAGATGTGGCGCTCATCATCGTCATCCCGCCCGCCGCGATAGTTCAAGGTGCGCGATGATCGTATGTCCATCCACACCGGCGAGGCGTAGCGCCGCCATCGGTGGTGCGAGAGATTCCCCTCATCAGTCGGCTCATCCTCTCCGATGAAGGACGTTAGACCGTTCTCATGCGCCACAGGTTGAGCGTTCACTCCCGGCTTGCGGAAGGTCAGAAGGTATTGAGGCAACCCGGCGCGGCTGAGGGCACTATCCTTGCACAGTTGCTTATGCATCAGGCCGATAGCTTTAGTCCGGACAGCCTCAAGCAGCGGGTCTTTCCAGACCACATGCTCTGAGTGGAAGATGAATCCGGCGGCAAGGAATGCTTTGATCACATCGCCGCGAAAATCCTTCAGGCCAATATACCCATCACGGCTCTTCATGGCAGGCAGATTCATCACGTCAACCGAGACGTTGCGCCCTGGCATGAGTACGCGCATCAGACCGTCGATTACATACTGGAAGTGAGCGAAGAATTCCTCGTCCGATCTGCAATTGCCGATATCGCGATCAGAGTTGCTGTAGACGAAAAGGTTACTGTAGGGCGGAGAGAATATGGAATATCCAACCGAGTTAGCGGGGATCATCTCGCGCATGAACTCAACGCAATCTGCGTTGTAGGCTGCTCGGTTGGCGGCAACAAATTGATCGATTACTGGCATTGGCTCATCCATTCTGGAAGGTTGATATTGCTGGTTGGTAAGTAGTCGGTGATCTCGCGAAACGTCCCGATGACTTCGCGCTTGGTGAAGTCCCGCATGTGAGCGATCATCTCGTCAGCCATCACATCGGCCTGAATCTGCTTGCGCTCGATGTTCTCTTTGACCGAGCCTTCGGCAGCCGTGTAGATCATCCATACAAATACTTCCCGCGTCTGCCCGAAGCGATAGCAGCGCCGCACGGCCTGGTAGTATTTCTCGAATGAATCGTCGGCAAAGCACGCTACGTTGCGGCAATGTTGCCAGTTGAGTCCGAATCCGCAGATCTTGGCTTTGCTGATGATGACCCGCGCCCTGCCATGTGAGAACGCAGTGATCCGCTTTTCCTTTTCCGCCATCTTCAGCGAGCCGTAAACCTCAACCGCATCGGGTATCAGCTTCGCCAGCAACGCAGATTCGTCATTCAGGTTGCACCAGATAACCCAGGGCTCATCCGACCCATTCACTACGCTGGCGAGAAACTCACAGCGCTCTTGGACTGAGGATCGACGCGCATCCAAACGCTCGCGCATCGTGTTAGCGCGGGGCTGCGTGCTCGCCAGTTCGCACGGTACTAGAGTGAGTGGGGGCAGGGCATAGCGGCTGCCATCGAAGCCTAGATCGCTAGGGCTTCTGATAAACACTGCCCAGGTTGCCAGCCATTCCCAGAATCTATCTTTGCCGTGTCCCTTGAGTCTCCAGCGGGCTGTATCGCCGCCATCGTGGGTAAAGAACATGGCGAGCATCTCGCTAGACCGCATGATGCCGAGAAATTCTGCCTGCCCGCCAAGCTCCATATAATCGTTGGGCGATGGTGTTGCCGTGCAACTCAATTTGTAAGGAGTGTCGCTAAACTTATCGATCACTGTCTTGCGTGTCTTGCCGTCGAACCCTTTGAGCAGAGAGGATTCGTCCAGCACGACTCCGATAAACGCATCCGCATCGAAATGCTCCAGCATCTCGTAATTGGTGATCACGATGCTCGCGGAGCCGACTTCCGACTGATGCCGGCAATAGTCGACGGTTATCCCGAACCTCAAACCTTCTTCGAGTGTCTGTTGAGCAACGCACAGCGGGGCTACGATGATGACTTTGCCGTCTGTCTTCTTGTGCAGAGCGTCCGCCCACGATAACTGAGTGAGCGTCTTGCCCAGGCCGGTATCGGCAAACACCGCGCATCTCCCTTTGCGGAGAGCCCACTTCGCAATTGCCGCTTGGAAATCGAAGAGATAGAGATTGAGGAAGTCCACATCGAAGCCGGAAAATACGTCCGATACTGACTTTTGCTGTAGGAACTCATGGTATCCAGGCGTAGCAAGGGCAGCGTTTGCAGATATATGCATTGTTCCGTTCCTGTAATTATGGTGCAGAAGTTATATTGACGTTGCGGTCAATACGGCAACCCTATCAGAGATGTTTCGCGAAAGGAAATGGGCCGCCCTCAATGTGTCGACTGCCTAACGGTAATAATTTTGTTGCCTATTAGCAACTTCAGCGTTTATTATTGACGGTAGCGTTAGTAAGGGGAGGGTACCAATATGTCTGGA